TGCATTAAGTCTGATATCAAAGACTTTATGGTGATACACGATCAAGTAGGAACCCATGCTTGTAACATGGAATACCTAAACAAGATGCTGAGAGAGACATTCGTTGAGATGTATTCGTCAAGGGATGTTCTTGAGGTACTGTGGGACTTTGCGAAGACCTTGGATAAGGATTTTCCAAAACCTCCCACTAAAGGGAACTTGGATCTGTCAGAGGTTCTCAGGTCTAAGTATTTTTTTGCATAAATTGATGCATAAGTGCAATTAAGTTGCCCTATAGAGGAAGACTAAAGGATAAACCTTAGTAGTCCCAAGTTTGATAACCAATCATGGAAGAATGGATTCAAATGCCACAAACAAAACTCGTTACACCGATAGGTAAAGCTGAATATGCTCACGTTCATACTCCTGACACTCGTTTCAATAGCGATGGAGTCTGGAGTATAGCTTTGCGACTCCCTGCTTCATCGGATGAAGCTAAAACACTCATGGAAGTTATGGATGAGGGAGTCCAAGAAGCTAGTAAGCAGTTCAAGGAAAAGAAGGTCGCTAATCCTCCTTACAAGGAAGATGGTGATGACATTCTGTTTCGTTTCAAGCAGAAATCAATCATCAGATCTCGTGCAGGAGAAGAGTGGAGCACTAGGGTCAATGTTGTTGACTCAAAGCTCAACCAGATTCCTAAGTCAATCGCAGTTGGCAACGGAAGTAAGGTACGTGTCTCCTACACATTAAGACCCTACAAATCAATCAATGGTGCTGGTATCGCTGCGGATCTTAGCGGAGTCCAGGTCATTGAACTGATTGAGTACAATCCTAATCAGAACGAGTTTTCTGAAGCTGATGGGTTCACTGCTTCAGAAATACCAACGAATGAGAAGGAGAACTTTAAGGTCGAAGAAACGGAAGACGAAGACTTCTAAATATAGGTCAAAATTTGAGGAAACAATTGCTGAGAATCTTTCTAGAAGAAAAGTTTCTTTTGATTATGAGTCTCAGCAAATTCCTTACACTCTTCAAAAAAACTACAAACCAGACTTCATACTTCCCAATGGAATATTAGTGGAAGCAAAAGGATGGTTTAGATCTCAGGACCAAAGAAAACATAGGATCATCAAAGAGCAAAATCCTCATTTGGATATTCGATTTGTGTTCATGAAGCTTACTTCAAGAGTCCAAGGGTCAACAATGACATGCCAAGAATGGTGTGAAAAATACGGTTTTAAATATTCAGAATCAACAATTCCAAAGGAATGGATTAAAGAAAGGCATTGAAGCTTATGAGAATTCCAAAGTACTTAGAAAATGGAGATCAGAAGTACTCGTTTAAGTACGAGGATTTCGCAAGTGATACTTCTGTCTCTATGGACATAACTACAGAAACTTTAACTGATGTGCTAGAGCACTTCTCAAATTTTCTGAATGCATGTGGATTTTCTTATGTCACCAAAGTATCAGCAATGTATGACGATAGTTCTGGAATAGATAGTGAGGGAAACACTTTCTATGAGGATGACTTGACATACGATGACGATGATGAAGAGGAGGACGAAGAAGATTATGGAGACTACGAACAAAAGTGAGTTCGTTGGACATGAACCATGCCCTAAGTGTGGATCGCAGGATAACTTAGCGAGATATACGGACGGTCATGGTTTTTGTTTCGGATGTCAATACTACGAACACGGTGATGATACTCAGGAATCTGTAGTGAAGGATAATAAAATGGAATTTATTGAAGGTGATGTTTCTCCACTTAATAAAAGGAAACTTACTCAGGAGACAGTTGAGAAGTGGGGTTACAAGCAAGGTACGTACAAAGGGAAAAAAGTACACCTCGCTAATTACCGTGACATTCAAGGCAACCTAGTTGCTCAGAAAGTACGGTTCCCAAATAAAGACTTTCTTTTCATTGGTGATACCCAGAACTCTGGGCTTTACGGACAACATCTCTGGAGGGATGGTGGAAAGATGGTTGTGGTAACTGAAGGAGAATTGGATGCTCTTTCAGTATCACAGATTCAAGGGAACAAATGGCCTGTGGTTAGTGTTCCTAACGGATCAGCAGGAGCAAAGAAAGCGTTAGCAAAACAACTGGAATGGCTAGAGAAATTTGAGTCAGTCATTCTCATGTTTGACAACGATGAAGCAGGACTCAAAGCTGTTGATGACTGTGTAACCTTGTTCTCACCAGGGAGAGTGAAGATAGCCAAACTTCCTCTCAAAGATGCTTCTGAGATGCTCCAGAGTGGAAGGTCCAAAGAAGTAGTTGAAGCTATCTGGGAAGCAAAGGTATTCAGACCAGACGGTATCGTGGATGGAAAGGATCTCTGGGATCTCGTGTCATCTAATGATGTCAACGATAGCATCGATTATCCCTATCCCGGACTCAACTCCAAGACGATGGGAATCCGAAAAGGAGAGATAGTCTGCATTACCGCAGGGTCAGGGATCGGAAAGTCTCAGGTGTGCCGCGAGATTGCCTACCACATGCTACTTCAAGACAAGAAGGTTGGTTACATTGCTCTTGAAGAGTCCAACAAAAGAACTGCATTAGGATTCATTTCTTTATATTTGAATCGGCCCATTCATCTTCAGAATGTTGAAGTGAATGATGAGGATCTCAAGGATGGTTTTGAGAATACCTTGGGTACTGGAAATCTGTACTTCTATGACCATTGGGGTTCAATGGATGTAGAACACCTTCTTTCAAAGATTCGTTACATGGTCAGAGGATTGGGTTGTGAGTACATCATCCTTGACCACATTTCCATAGTAGTCAGTGGTATGGAAGGAGGAGATGAAAGAAGGATGATTGACAATGCAATGACCAAGCTTAGAAGTCTCACTGAGGAAGTCCAGTGTGGAATGATCCTAGTGTCTCACCTCAGAAGACCTTCAGGTGATAAGGGTCATGAAGACGGTGCTAAGACATCTCTTGCTCAACTCAGGGGAAGTCACTCGTTGGGTCAGTTATCTGACATCGTTCTTGGTTGCGAAAGAAATCAGCAAGGTGAAGATCCAGATGTAACCAAGGTCAGAGTCCTGAAGAATCGATGGACAGGAGAAACAGGAATTGCAACTCAGCTACATTACTCAAAAGCAACTGGAAGGATGAGTGAGGTTGAGTTTACAGAAGAGGAGGAATCTAACCAAGATTTCTAATAGTCACTCCAGAGAGAGGATATTTTTATGAAAAAATTTTTAGTGGATTTAGAGACAGACGGTTTGCTTCATGAGCTAACAAGGATGCATTTGATTGTCTGTAAAGATGTCAAAACTGGTGAGTACTTGATCGGTAGAGACAAGAAGGGAATCAAAGATGTTCTTGAGGTCATACAAACTGCTCACTTAGTTGGTCATAACCTTCTTGGGTTTGACCTTGAGGTTCTAAAGAGACTCTATGGTTTCACAGTTCCCACTCACCAAGTCACCGATACCTTAATACTTTCAAGGTTACGTTACCCAGATCTCCGAAACAGGGATTTTGAGAAACGTGAATTGGATTCCAAGCTTCAAGGTTCACACTCCCTTAAAGCATGGGGATTGAGACTTGGATTTACCAAAGGTGACTATGGTGAGTATGAAGGTGCTTGGGATTTCTATGACAAAGAGATGGAAGAGTACTGCATCAGAGATGTGGACTTGACCCATAAGTTGTGGGAGTTCCTTGATACGGATCGTGATCGTGAGGATGTAAACCTAGAGCATGAAATAGCAAAGATCTGCTATGACCAAGAATGGTTTGGATTTCCGTTTGACACCGAAAAAGCAGTGAAACTTTACGCAAAGATTATTGAACGTAAGGACTCACTTGAAAGTGAACTTCAGGATGCTTTTGGTTCATGGGTTCTGGATGAGGGAGAACGGAAAAAAGGATTGTACCACAAGATTTCTATCATCAAGTTCAATCCTAATAGTAGAGCACACATAGCAAAACGGTTGAGGGATCTCAGAGGATGGGAACCCAAAGATTTTACTCCTTCTGGTGAACCTAAAGTAGATGAAAAAGTCCTATCTAAATTAGATTTCCCAGAAGCAAACCTAATGAGTGAGTACCTTATGCTTGCCAAAAGAATAGGTCAGATATCTGAGGGCAACCAAGGTTGGCTTAAACTTGAAAAGAAAGGAAGACTACATGGCAGGGTTAACACGATGGGGTCAATCACAAGTCGTTGCTCTCATTCGCATCCGAACACGGCTCAGGTTCCTAGCATTAAAGCACCCTATGGGAAGGAATGCAGAGAACTTTTTAAGACAGATCCAGGCTTTTCCCTTCTGGGATGTGATGTTTCTGGCCTTGAACTGCGGTGCTTGGCTCATTATATGGGTAGGTTTGACGGTGGTGCATACGGTAAAGTGCTTCTTGAAGGAGATATACACACTGCCAATCAAGAAGCTGCAGGACTTCCATCAAGGGATGCAAGTAAAACTTTCATCTATGCATTTCTTTATGGTGCTGGAGATCAGAAAATTGGGTCAATACTTGGGAAAGGTGCTTCAGTTGGTAAGAAGGTAAAAAACCAATTCCTTAGAAAAACCCCTGCTCTTAAAGAACTCAGGAAAGCAGTTCAATTAAAAGCAAAGAAAGGGTTTCTCAAAGGCTTAGATGGTAGGACTATTCCTGTTAGATCTGAGCACTCCGCTTTAAACACTCTATTCCAGAGTGCTGGTGCAATCATCTGTAAAAGATGGGTTGTTGAACTACATAAGTTACTCCAACTGGAAGGATATACTTATGCCCAAGACTATGCACAAGTGGCTTTTGTGCATGATGAAATACAAATGTTAATCAAGGAAGATTATGTCAGAGATATCGGAAACCTCGCAGTTAAGGCAATTGGAATTGCCGGGGATGCCTACAACTTCCGAATCCCTCTTACTGGAGAGTGGACATGTGGAAGAAATTGGGCTGAGACACACTGATGGAATTCACTATACTGGACAAGCAGGAGAACACCTTGTTTGTTACTTATTCCACATGTGGAAGTACAATGTGTTTCAACCACTTAATCCTAGAACTAAATGGGATTTTGTGGTTGAGAGAGATGGTAAGTTTAAAACAATCCAAGTTAAGACTATTGGAACGGACAGAGAATATACAACTCTTTCGCACGGTACTAAATATCATGGAACTAAAGCAAAACATGTTTCAGAAGGTGAGTACGATTACCTTTGCGTGTGTAAGTTTCCAGTAGTCTACGTTATTCCTTTTTCTAAACTATCCAGTTTCAGTGTAGTCAGTATAAGAAAGTACCCAGAATATGCTTGGGATCTAAATGATCCAGAGACATATAAAATCAGACACCTAATCTAAAAGAAAGGATTCTTTATGAGAACAGAGTTATTAATCGATGCAGACATAATGATTTACAAGACTGCAAGTTCTACAGAAGTTCCTATCAATTGGGAAGGTGATTTCTGGACACTTCATTGTGATTTTGCACAAACCAAAAAGCTTATTTCTGACCAAATCCATGCACTTGTGGATAAAGTGAAAGCAGATAGTGTATTATTATGCTTCTCTCATCATGAAAACTTCAGAAAGTTACTGAATCCTGAGTACAAATTAAACAGGAAAAAGGTACGGAAACCCATGTGCCTTAATCCTGCCAAGGAATACTGCAAGGAAGAGTTTAAGTGGTTAGAAAAACCTTGGTTGGAAGCAGATGATGTAATGGGAATCCTTGCTACTAAAGATTCCGAAACTAGATTTGTAATCTCTAGTGAAGACAAAGACCTTTTAACAATTCCTGGATTCCATTGGGATGCGGAAAATGAAGTTGTATGGGAGCAAACTAAAGATGCTGCCGATTACACATTCTACAAGCAAATCCTTACTGGAGACTCCACAGATAATTACTCTGGTTGTCCTGGGATTGGTCCGAAAAAAGCTGAAGCACAACTTCAGAATCTAAAGACTGAAGTAGAACTGTGGAATGCAGTTAGAAGCTGTTTCATTTCAAAAAAACTAAGTGACCAAGTTGCTATTACTCAAGCAAGAATGGCGAGAATTCTTAGAGATGGGGAATACTCAAGTAATCACAATGAACCTATGTATTGGAATCCACCATTGGAGAGATAGGAAAATATGGCAGACTACAATAAAGATGAGGTAGAACGAATGGCTAAACGTAAAGCAGATGAGTTTAATAATCCTACTCACTACACCAACGGATTAGAGATTCAACCATTAGATTATATCATAGGTAATCAAATGGATTTCCTTGAAGGAAACATAATTAAATACGTTACTCGTTATCCACAGAAAGGTGGGATCAACGATCTTTATAAAGCAAGAGTTTATATTAACAAATTAATCGAAAGAGAAGAAAAAAATGCATGAACTACCTACACAGTACCAGCAATATATCCACCTTTCACGATACTCAAGATGGGACTACGCTAAAGAACGTAGGGAAACGTGGGAAGAAACAGTAACAAGGTACTTTGATTTCTTTAAGGATCACCTTGAAAAGAAATGTAACTACTATGTAGAACCTAAAGTTTTAAAAGAACTTAAAACCGCAGTTCTTAAATTAGAAGTTATGCCATCAATGCGATGCTTAATGACCGCAGGACCAGCACTAGAAAAAGAAAACATTGCAGGGTATAATTGTTCGTACCTTCCTATAAATAATTTACGTGCCTTTGATGAAGTACTCTACGTATTAATGAACGGAACAGGAGTAGGGTTTAGTGTAGAAAGTAAATACACTGATCTACTTCCTTTTGTTCCAGAGGAATTATACCAAACTGATACAGTTATTGATGTAAGGGACAGTAAATTAGGATGGGCAAAGGCATTCAGGGAACTCATTAGTTTACTCTACGCTGGATTAATTCCTACTTGGGATCTAAGTAAAATTAGGAAAGCAGGAGCACCACTAAAAACATTTGGAGGTAGAGCAAGTGGACCTGATCCCCTTAACAAATTATTTCTTTACACTTGTAAAATATTTGAAAATGCAAAAGGACGAAGACTCAGACCCATCGAATGCCATGACATTGTTTGCAAAACCGCAGAGTTGGTTGTCGTGGGTGGTGTTAGGCGTTCTGCTCTTATTAGTCTTAGTGATCTTGGGGATGAGCAAATGCGACAAGCCAAAGCAGGAGCATGGTGGGAAGACTTTGGACACAGAGCACTCGCTAATAACTCCGCAAACTATCACTCCTACCCGGACACTGGAACCTTCCTTAAAGAGTGGACTTCCCTATACGAATCGAAATCTGGAGAACGTGGTATTTTCTCAAGCTTTAACTCCAAAAAACAAGTCGAGCGATTCAAAGACAGAAGAGAATCTAGAGATGACTTCGGTACTAATCCATGTTCTGAAATAATCCTTCGGCCCAGAGAGTTCTGTAATCTTTCAGAAGTTGTAATACGTGCGGAGGACAGTAAGAGTGACATTAAGAATAAAGTACGGTTGGCAACGATTCTTGGGACTTGGCAAAGTACTCTCACAAACTTCAGATACCTCACAAAAGAGTGGAAAGAAAACTGTGAAGAAGAAAGGTTACTAGGAGTCAGTCTTACTGGCATCATGGATAATGAATTCATGGGAGATTTTCTTGATCCAAAACTTCCAGAATTTCTTGAAGAATGTAGAAATGAAGCTGAAAAAACTAATAAGTTCTGGGCTAATAAATTCGGGATTGCAGAAAGTACTTCAATTACTTGTGTCAAGCCTTCAGGTACTGTCAGTCAGTTGTGCGATTCTGCTAGTGGGATTCACACTAGGCATAGTGATTACTATATACGTACTGTACGAGGGGATAACAAAGATCCTCTTACGCAACTCATGAAAGACCAAGGAATACCTCATGAACCTGACGTTACTAAACCAGAAAATACTATGGTTTTCTCCTTTCCAATTAAAGCTCCAGATGATAGTATCAAACGTAATGATCTAAATGCTATAGAGCAATTAGAATTATGGTTACTATATCAAGAACATTGGTGTGAACAT